ACCCGAAGAGCCAGAAGCTCGCGTAGGCGCTGGAGACGCCCTCGCCGACCACCACATCCTCGGCGGTGAGCGACTGGCCATCCTTCAGCCACCGGCCCGCCTTGTTGATCTCGTATTTCAGATCGGGCGTGATGACGCAGCCGTTGTGCGGACACGCCATCCACGCCGCGGCGCCGGCCTCGGTCGGGCTCACGTCGGTGGGGTACTTCAGCAGGTCGAACACCGGCTCGAACCACTCCCGGCAGTGGGGGCACTTCCAGTACCAGCGTCTCCGATCGCCCCGGTTGTAGAGCGCCAAGATCCCTTTGCACGGCGGGGCCTCGTGGCGCGTGCGCGGGATCCAGGTCGTGCCCGCCTCGACCTCGAAGCCCGGGGAGGACTCGCAGATCGTCTTGCCCTTGGACCGGAACGTCGTGGTCCGCTTCATGCCGAGGTCGAACGGGGAGCCCTCGCCATCCACGTCCTGCGGCATCCGGTCGTAATCTGTCAGCAGCACCAGGCCGCGCGGCCGGCCGGACATCTCGTTGATCGTCGGCCAGCTCAGGTTTACCACAATGCCCGAGTCGTAATACTTGGCGTGCACCGTGTCTGCGCTGCCGCCGGTCAGCACGCGGCGGCCCACCTCGGGGGAGTGCCGGTGCATCCGGTCCAGCCGCGTGCGAGAGAAGTCGGCCGCGACAGTCTGGCTGGTCTGGTAGAGGATCGTGTCGATCGGGTCGCACGTCACCGCGTAGAGGATGGCGTTCAGGATCAGTGAGTCGGTGTTGTGGGTGGGCACCATTGACCTACCTGCGAGGTACAGTGAGTCCGCAGCGCCCACCTTAATGCACTTCACTGGAACGGACGCGGTGGGGTTAACCGCTACGATCCGGCGGCTAAACGCCATCGTCGGTTTCCCTTCGCTCGTAGGGGTGACCCTCGCGGCTTTACGGGCCGTGTGGAATACCTGCTGCTCCAAGAATACCCCTATGACAAACTCCCAGCTTAGTTTTCCTTCTCGACGCTCGCCGAGGTACGTGTAGTTCGGGACGCGCTCTCGAACGTGGTATTTAAACCCCAAGCTACACACTAGCTCCGCAAACCCATCGCGAAGGGCCGGAATAGAGGTAGAGAAGCTTACAACTCCGTCAGACGCACTACCATCCGTGTCCATCAGCCCGCGGAGTAACTCAAGCCGTTGCGTGTGGCTTGCTCGTAGGTAGACTGCCGGGATGTGCTTGGCGCCGTGAGGTTTTCTAACACCGAGGTCAATTAGCGCCCGCCCAAAGCCGCTATGCACCCTCGCCACAAAACCACCCTCGTTGTGGTCGCGAGTCACGGTAGCTTCGTACCCCAGGGACAGCACACGAAAAAATATGTCGGCATCCAGTAGATTAAGATGAAGAGAGTTGGCGCTACTGTTTCCGTCTCCCAGCCACGCCCCCAGCAGGTATGGGTGAATAGGGAGGTCGGCATCCGGCAGGGACAGCGGGAGCGGATTGCGGATACTAAACCTACGGCGATTCCCCCGGTACGAAAGATTCTTTCGTAGGTGTGCGGTGGTTACCGTCTCATCCTTTCCGTTAGCGGCGTTCTTCACCGTCCATAAATGCTCGGCGTCCGCCACTATCTTGGTGCCGTCGTCAAACTCCACCTCGAAGCACTCATGCCCTCTCATTACGGTGGATGTCCCAAGCACCGTGGTGGGCAAACCGTCGCTGCCGAAAACCATATCTCCCGGAGCCAGGGCGCCCATGCTCGTCCACCCACCCGGCGTAGCGATCGGGGTGTCCAAAGGTAGAGCTTTCCCGGACTGAGCCGGCCCGACGAAGATGCATGCTTTCTTCTCACGGTCGGCCAGCACGTCCAGCGGCTCGGCCATGTAGGGTGTGGTCTCGCTGAGGTAGGGGCCGTGGTAGGCGCCTGGGATCTGCAAATAACGGTATTTCTCCGCAGCCTCGCTCGGTGCCAGGCGCTCGGGCGGCTGCAGCGCCGCGGTCATCGCAACGGCAAGAGCCCCCAGCGAGGGATAGCTCGCCGAGGGCTCGGATTCACGCTTGTTCGTTCGCATTGACGTGGCCTAGCAGGGTATGCATGGCGCCTTTTCGTTGTAGGTTGAATACCGGGATACCGCAGATGCTGGCGAGTTTTATGGCCGTCCCCGTGCCTCCTGTTTTTGAGGAAGTATCCCGCGCCTCTTGCGCGCCATCCGGGGTCCAGCAAACCACAAACCTGCTGGGCACCCCGGTCATTCCGAGCACCTGGCCGACGTTACGGGCGTGCAGGGCGCGAACCGGCGGTTCCAGTGACCTCCACCGTGGGTGCATCAGGGACGCCACCTCAAAGTGCCCCGGAGTTGGGAGATGGCCGTTACGATGACCGCGAAACCCCCGCCAAGGGAGCCACAACTCGTCCGCCGCCCCGAACGCGGTGTCTGCTCCCGCGGCCCCGCCGGACCTTGACGAGAAGCCGGCACGCCGGAGGTGCGTCGCGAGGGATCCGATCTGGGCAAGCACCTCGGGTGGGGTAGAGCGCGACCCGACCCCGGTGTACCACTTCACCGGAACAGCTTCCGCAAGATCCGCCGCAGCCCGCCGGCGCGGCGCTCACGGCGCCCGACCCGCGGGTGCCCACTCAGGTTGGCGGGTTGGGTCATTTCGTCACCTCGACCCACTCGCACAGCCACCCCTTGAACGCCGGGCTGTTTTCCAGGTTGAACTCTTCTTCCACCGTGCGCACCAGCGCCAAGGCGCCGCGGTCCATGTCGGCCACACGCCAGCGCACGATGCGGGGCTTGCGGCGGTACTCGCCGGCCACGTAGAAATGCGGCATCTTGTCCGCGAGATTCGGCGCGGGGAGGTCTTTCCACACGCCATCCTCCTTGTACTGGATGGCGACGCCGCGAAACCAGTCGAGGACAAGAGATTCATGTAGGTAGGGTCTGTTCATGTGAAACTCCATTGATCCGCCATCGCGGCGGCAATTCCGGGAAACGTACGGCTGCGGTCTTTCCAGCGATTCGGGCCGGGACTTGCCCGATGAACGGCCGACCACTGCTTGTGCTCCTTACTGCCCTTCGGCGGAGGGGCGAGCTTATTCGTCGGGCGCAGACCCGGCAATCCAATTAGTTCAAAGCCGGTGGCTTTGAACGCAGGATCCCCAAAATGCCACGGTTGCACAACCTGCCGGGGGCCGGGCTCGATCAAGGCCTTAGCGTACCGATGCATGATGGGGTTCTCAATCGCCTTGCGCGGAACATCCGCGTCTCGAAGCATGCGGTAGAAAGCGGCACCTTCCCGCAGGGCTTGGTGCATCTGCTCAATCGTCTTGCCTGGCGGCGGGGACTGCAGCCAGCGAACTCCGCTATTTGCTAAACGGGTGCACGGGGGGTGCGCCACCATCAGATCCCAACCTCCGAGAGAGAGAAGATCGCGAACGTCACCGACGTAGTGAAACGGGGAGCTATCTTCAGACGGCAGCAAGTCGCAGCTCCAGACAGTGTGCCCTTTCGCACGGAAGGCCCCACTCACCCTCCCGCTGTACTCACACGCCACTAAAATATTCAATTGCTTCTCCTGTTGGTGTAAAGCTATTGTACGCCGTCGTCGTCGTGGTCGTCAATGCTTTCCCAGGTCTTGAACTGCTCTCCGATCAGCTCCTTGGCCTCGCCGAGCGTAGCGTCCGCCACGGAACGGATGATCTCGCGCTGGCGCGGGGTGAGCGCCGTCTGCTGGTCCACGTTGTCTTCCAGTAGAGACATGCTCTGGCGAACGGCCTTGTAGATCCCGGCGACGAGCTGCTGGACCTTGCTGGTGCGCCACAGGTCACCGCGCTCGGTGAGGTAGGCCGCACGCGCGCTCTGGCCCTTCCAGAACTCCAGGGTGAGCGCGGCGGGGAGCTGCGTCGGCTTCATTTTCTTGATCGCCTCCTCAATCGCCTGCTCGTCCGGCCCTTCTCCGCCGGCACCGAGCGCCGCCAGCGCCTGCCAGCAGTCGTAGACCCGCGTGCGCGACTGCTGGCCGCGAACCGGTGCGATCGTGCCGAGCGCGGCCTCGACCATGTGCAGCGGCTTGCCCGTCAGGGATGCGAGGTCTCGGGCGGTGATGCCTTGGGAGATGATCGCGCTGATCGCCGGCCCGTGGTCAGGTGCTTGCGGCGGGGGCATGCTGGGCCAGCTTGGCTTCGATCACCTGGCGGCGCGTGTCGTCCGGCAGGGCTTGCAGGGTCTCGATGTGGGTCGTGACGTAGGTGGGCAGCGTGCCGCCGTCGCTGAGGTAGTGCTGCAGGTACTGCCGCGTCACGCCGAGGATGAGGCAGAACTGGGGGCGCGTCAGGCCCCATTGATTGCAAAGCGAGATGATGTCCATGCGGCAATAGTAAATTAGATTTACCAAAAAGAAAAGCCCGCGCTTGGCGGGCTCCTCACTGGGTCGGAGGGTGGTCAGTCGGCCTTGATCCGGAACGACTCGCGGGAGTGACCGGCGGCTTCCAGCGCGGACAGCCACTTCGGCACCAGACCCTTGTTCGTCCAGGTCTCGCCGTTCGGGCCGCGGTAGACCGGATCGAGCTTCACCGGCTCGAACAGGTCGCGGGCGGTGATGCCGTGCTCGACGCACAGTTGCTTCATGAGCTGGATCGAGCTGTTGC